TCGCGTTCACGGCCGCCGCCGAATGGCGTGTCAAGAAGCTACTCCCGCGCCATGGCGTCGCCGTGATTTATGGGCGCAGTCAATCGTTCAAGTCCTATATCGCGTTGGACTTGTGCGCGCACATCGCCGCCGGGATCAACTGGGCGGGGCGTTTTGTTGAGCCTGGCCCGATAACGTATGTCGCGGCCGAGGGCGCGGCCGGACTGAGGAAGCGAAAAGCCGGCTGGCAGGACGCGCACCCGCAGATTGCGGACGACCTGCCCTTTTACCTTGTTTCGGCCGCGCCGAATTTAGGGACTGAGACCGGCGACCTTGCCGCTCTTATCGCGTCAATCGAATCCGCTGGCGTCGCGCCGGCCGTGATCGTCATCGACACGTTAGCGCAAAGCCTTGGCGCTGGCGACGAGAACGGCGGCGGAATGATCGCCTTCGTTACTAACGCCACCGCGTTGGCGAACCGTTTCGGCGCGCTTGTGATCGCCGTCCACCATTCCGGGCTTGGCGACGACAAGAGGACGCGCGGTCATTCATCGCTGCTGGGCGCCGTGGACGCGCAAATCTTGTGTGAGCGTGAACCGGGCGCAATGTCGACGCTGTTGACCCTGCAAAAGCTGAAAGACGAAGAAAGCAACATCGCCTTGCGTGCGCACCTTCGCCGCGTCGTCATCGGGGCGGACGCAGACGGCGAGGACATATCGACATTGATAGTCGACGCAATCGAGGAAGCCGGGCCGAAGATCGACACCACCGCCGCCCGTGCAAAGACTGTCCCGGCCGCGCAAAGGCTTCTCATGTCTTGCGTGATCGACGCAATCGACGACGACGGCGAGACCTTCCGGCCATTCGGCGCAACCGGGCCTTTCGTCAGGGGCGTCGACGACAAGAAAGTGCGCGAGCGTCTTTATTGCCGGATCGCCGAGACCGCAGAGCCGGGAGAAGACGCTGAGCGTCTCGCCGAACGCCAGCGCAAGGCGTTCAACCGTTCGATCGCCGAAGCAATCAAAGCCCAGCGCGTCATCGCCGCTGAGCGGGACGGGCGGAGATTTGTATGGCTTCCGTAAATCAACATGGCCACGGGACGGGCGGGACATCCGGGACGCTATCTATAGATAGCGTGTCCCGTTTGTCCCGCTTCACCTTAACCGTATGGCGGGACATTGCGGGAAAAATGTCCCGCTTGTCCCGCTTGTCCCGCTGGGGATGAAATGACGATGAAAGACTCCGTTTTACGTTTGGCAGAAATCGCCGCAGAGCAATGTCGCCTCGCCGACGAAGCCGCCGCACTGATCGCCGCGATGGCCGGCGCGGGGCCGGGCGAACACGAGCCGGCGAAGGCGACGACGGCGCAGATTGATCCGGTTTGGATGAATGTGCGGGACGCGGCAAGGCACCTTAAGAAATCCGAAAAATGGGTGAGAACTTGGGCGCCAAAATATCGGGCTTATCGAAAACTTGGCGAAAGTGTCGATATTAACGTCGCCGCATTCCGGTGAATGTAGGGCAAATTTTTCCGCATTTTTCCACATTTTACCATCGGGATTGCCTTGCGACGAATACCAGATGATTCTGCACGGGAATGATTTTTCACCGTGAGAAAACACGCAATGTCCAAATTCGAAAATGACAAAAACACGTTGATGGCCGCCGT